GCCCTTGCTCCTGCTCCAGAAACCGAGGCGCTGGGCAAATTAGCTACAAGGTAGTTGGTCGTGGCGGGGATAATCCCGCCCTCTGAGTTCAACTGCCCCAGTACGCCTTGAAGGCGGTTGAAGTACAGGCGCAAGACGTTGTTGAGCTGATCTTGGTAGGCCTGAGAATACTTATCATTTGCCAGAGGCAGGGCGGGTGGCGCTATCTTCTGTAGCTCAGATTCTGAGGTAACGATAAAAGCCACGTCTTACCTCCTGCCATCAGCTTTAATGTCAATTCGAGGAACACCGAGCTGCCATGTCGTGCCAAGTTGGCTAGATTCCACTTTAAATATAAGCTGTCTGCCGCGCACGCGGATGTACACCTGACCGGTGAACTCTTCAATCGGGGCTGTGGCAATACGCTGAACTTCAGCAGAGCTACTGTCGTTTGTCGATGCTGGAGTTGTAAATCCAGAGCCAGAGTTCCTCATTGGAATCAGTGTCATATTGCACCGTGGCGTCAAGTCACCCGTTGAGCCCCTGAAGGTTATGTCGGGCAATACGCGCCAGATAAAACCAAAGTTGTGCCCGTTATCAATATCAAACTCAGAAGAGCTAATTAGCGCGGCAATCGGCAAAGTTGTTTCTGTCTCGTTGTCATCTACACCCTGCTCATGATTAACCAAGTTAAAACTGTAAGTGGCGGCCAGCGGGTAGTCTCGCAACCCCGAGTCCAACCAAGCGGAGCGCCCCATATTGCCGTAGTACCAAATGTCTTCTTCGTAGTTATACACAACGTACTTGTTGATTACAGTGCTGCCAGAGGAGCAATAGAACCACCAAATCTCGTTAAAGCCCTCGTTTGTTCCGGCAAAAACTTGCTGATTCTGGGACTGATTGATGTCGCTGAAGATGTATTGGCGCAAATCACAACGAAGCGTCTGTGTTCGACCATCGTATTTATAAAACTTGTCCACGCCCATCCAGTAAATCACACCAGAAGCCACGGCTTTTGCGTTTGGCCCGTAAATGGAAATGTTGCTTGAAAGAAGCTGGGTGCTCCACACCGCAGGTACGCCTACATATTGCAGTGAATAAATAGCCGAATCTGTCCAAACAACAATTTCCTGTCGTGTTTGCAGGCACGCAACCAGCTCGGAGCCATCAGATAGCTGAATGCTTCCGGCTTGACTTGTGGCGGATGGCGTCCAGTCTGCAGCAGACTCTTGATCGGACCAGCGAATCAGCATCGGATTTTGAGTGGCGCTGCCAGCATCATTACAACCAAACGCAAATACAAACCTGCTGGTGTCGGACACCAAAATAAACTTCTGCACGGTTGGAACATCTGAAGCGCCACCCAAAGACGACAGCAAAACACCTCTGGTAGTTAGGTCGTTGGAGGCGTCCCAGTAGTAAATCTGTCCGTCCATTGGCGCAAAAATTAAATCTTCGCCAAAGTTAAATTGGCTCCAAAGACGCATACTGACCAGAGAAAAACCGCCAGTGCCCCAAGCGCCTGAGCTCCAAGCGCCTGAGCCCCACCCAACAAGTGGAATCTGAAACTCGGGACCAACGTTAATTTGGTATTCGGCTGTTACAGAGCCCCCTCCGGGTGAGCTTGATACATCGGTGGCGTTGGCATTAACGCCAACATTTATCGTATATGCGTTTACGCTCGACACGGTAACTTGGTACTCTCTGTTGAGTACCTCTGCAGTAATGTTTCCACCCAACCCCGTGGCTCCGCTGAAAGTGACAAAGTCCCCATTTACACACCCGTGCGCTGAATCTGCAACGGTAACAATCGCTGAGCCATTAGAGGCGGTAAAGGGGTTTGTCAGGCTCGCAGTTCTCCTAATGGGTGTGATGTCGTAATACGCCCCGCCACGCTGGATGTAAAATTTTAAGTTTGTTCCAATTCCTATAAGGTTGAACCCTATCAATGTCACCCAGTTCCATAGCGAGCGGCATACACCAATAAATGTGCTTGATGAAATTCGCTGCCATCCACCAATTTTTTCTGGTGTGCCGGAACGAAAGCGCACCTTGTCAGATTCATACCATCCACCAACCACCTGAGCTGCTGGCGAGGAAGAGCCAATCACCTCGGCGGCGTAGCGGGTTTGCTCTCGATTTACTCCGGGGCGAAATATTATGGACTTCAGGGGCATGTTTTACCTCAGTTTGCAACATTTTCGCACTTAACTTAGGAATAGCGCAATCTCTGCCTTGCGGCGGCGCACCAGACCCGGCAGGACTTTCCCGCCAGCCTTGGACCAAGCCAAGAACGCCTCGGCTGCACCCTCCCAGTCTTCCCGAAGAATCTTCTGGCGAATGGTGCTGCGCTGAAAGTTGCCCGAGCCTACATTGAAGGCCAGAGCGACGCAAGCGTCAAACTTGCGCTGATGCCCAGCCAGATTGGGAGCAAGTCGAAGAACACTGCGTTCAAAAGAGACGAGATCATCTTTGAAAATCTCAACCAGTTCCTCTTTCGACCAGACCCGGCTGTCCTCGGGTTTGAGTTGGTAATCATCGCGGATCATCCCTGTGTAAACGCCAGTACGCACGTTGGGCAGGCGCAATTGATCGCCATACATGGCGTGGCCCCACCCCACGGTCCAGATTTTTGCACTGCATTTATATGGCTTGTTCCGGTAGCCCTCAAATTCGTGCATCAAATGGATGCCTTTGTCAGAAGTTTTCACTTCTTGCTCCACTGGCGGCTACCAAACCAAAATCCCACGATTCCACCCAGCATAGCCATCTCGTCTCCGGAGAAGATTAAGTCGGAGTAGCGAATCACGTCGTCAATGCTGGTGATCAAGCCGGGATGCTGCCATAGGTAGAAGCAAAGGAAAGCGTTGATTGCCACCAGCTCAAATATAAAGATGTACGTCACCGTGGGGCGTACAGTGCCCACGTAGTTGGCAACCCATGTGGAAGCTTTGGCAAGCACCGCCTTGTCGTGCTCCTGAGCGCCTTGCACCATGCCAGCCTCGGCCTCGGCCATCTGCGCTTGGGTCTGCATGGCGACCTGCTCAGTGCGGATTTCCTCGATCTTGGCCTGCGCAGCAAAGCCAGCGGCGGCCATTTGCAACTCGCGTTCGGTCTGCATCTGCGCCAGCGCCAGTTCATGCTTTTGATCAGCCTTGTTCTGGAAATACTCTAGCAGCTTGGGCAGGCCAGAGATCAACAGACCCCCAAGTGTTGAGAATAGTGAAAGCATCAATTACCCCTTTTGGTTAGCATGGCGCTGGCGATCTCCAGCATAAATTTTACCTGTTGAATGTCTTGCGGTGGCTCTGCCCACCCGACCGTGACCTGTCCAACAAATCGGTGGCTGTCTGGCGGTACGCTTACCCGGCAGGTGAACGTCACGCCCTTTTCGATGTACCACAAACCCACCTCAGACTGAGCGTAACGGTACTCCCCGCACGGAATCTCGTTGGTCATCAGTTTGACCACATCCGCGTTATTAGCAGAGTTCTGGCTAAAAAGACCCACATCAACATCTTCAATCGTCTTGTCCCTGCCGTCCTTGGTGTAGGCTTTGTACAGCACCCGGCTGTTAAACAGCGGGTTGACCTTAAACACAGCCACCACGGTTGCGCCTGTCTTTTTGAGCAGCATGGAACTGGCATCATCGGCCCTTGCAGCGTTGATCTCGGGCAGCTTCTTCGATTCCTTGTAAGCGTCAAACATGAAAGTCTGGTTCTGCCAAAGGAAGTACCCGGCAAAGGCCACCACACCCATCACAAGGATGGCAAACAACTTGAACGGGCTGTCTACATACCCAAGAACTTTGTCAATGATGGACTCAGGCTTTTCGCTCATCGCAAATGCTTCATGTAAAGAACGATGCCGCCTACCAGAAGGCCAGCAAGGACGATTACTCCCAATCCAATGGCGATGTATTCAACCATGTCCTCAAGCTGCTTTTGCCGCCTCTTTGCTTCTCTGGCGGCTTCTTCCTTGGCTTCCCTGCGTCTACGTGCAGCAGCGGCTTGGAACTTCTGCCAGTCTTGCCACATGCCGGGTCTACCTTCGTAAACCATCCGTTCACGCAGCTCCACTTCTTGCGCGTTCAGTTGCTCAAGCGCCATGAATTCTTCCATGTCGCTGCCGCCGCCCTTCTTGGTGGCTCTTTCTTGGATGATCGCCTTGTTGTCGAAGTAGTCGAACACCCGTGAGCCAAGCGCAGACAGTTCCTTGCCGTTGGCTAGGGCTTGCTTGATGACGGAAAACGCCGCGTTCGCGGCCATCAACTCAACAATCACAGCAGCACCTCAACAAACACCTTGGCGCACCAGACCACCAGCCCACAAAGGAGGGCCGCAGCGATGAAGCTAACGGCCCAGTCGTTCATGGCTGGTCGGGCCAGTTGATTTCCAAAGGGAATCCAGCTTGCGAAGGAATATCACGCAAAGCTTGACGGTACGAGGCCCATGCAACTTTGTCTGCTGCGGAATCCGCCAGTTGAGTCCAGTCAGATTTTGCCAAAAGCATATTTCGCTCTTCTCGAATTTGATCTGCTTGAATTTCATTGCGCTGCTGCACCTCATTCAAGGTCATATCCCGCACAGTGAACACCTGCACCCAACACTGCTTAGCCTGATCAAAAACAGGAGTGCCTTCTTGCAAAATCTGAGAATCCGATACCACTGGAGCTTCGGACATCTCAACCTTGTGCAACCCAAAGTCAAGCAAAGCCTCATCGCTTACTTGTTTTGGGAAGCTGGTTTGTCGATTGGCGAGCCGCAAGTCTGTTACGGTGTATGGATAGCGGACGACGGAGCCATTTTCAACCAATGCGTACATAGCTTACTCCACTTGTTTTTTGATTACAGTCAGCATAATCTTGGCTTTCTTTTGCTCCAGAATTTCTGAAGCCAATAAGCCCCGAAGCTGATCTGAAAACAAATTTAATTCTTCACGATCATGTTCAGAAAGTAATGCAATTTCTTCCAAAGCAAGCGTGTAGTTGTCAATGTTGATTTGATAGTGCATGACCTCTTGGATTCGTGCGCTCAAAGCGTCCATTAAAATTTGTTTTCGGTCAAGGTTTACGTTCATATTAAGTTGTCCTTTAAGTTTCAATTTTTCCAAACGCGCATTTATTTGACAGACCGGCAGGAAGGGTTGTTGGGTTGGCGTACTTGGTTCCATAACCTGAGCCACTCCAAGGATAAGCGGCAATGTAAGGAGAGGTGCTAGAAGCCACAGCAAGCGCTGTACCGTCGTAATTAAAATTTACGCCCAAGCCAACACTAGAAGGTGAAGTTGCGGGGGAAGCGTATCTTGTCCCAAATCCACTACCTGACCACGCATAAGCAATAATAATGTTGGTGTTGGCAGCAAGAGCAAGAGCGGTACCGTCTGGGCTAAATGCACAATCAGGAACGCTAGATGTGGGTGGTGAAGCAGGATTGGAAAATCTAGTGCCAAAACCCGAGCCACTCCAAGCATAAACATTGATACGAGGGCTTACTGACGAATTGCCATTACCTATTGCAATGGCGGTGCCGTCTGGGCTAAATGCAGAACCTCTTCCGGTGCTTGTGGCGGTAGGAAGGGTTGTTGGGTCGGCATACTTAGTGCCATAACCTGAGCCACTCCAAGGATAAGCGACTACATTAGCAGAACTAGCGTCCGATACCGCAAGAGCGGTACCGTCTGGGCTAAATGCACACCCTCGAGGATTGAGGGGAAAAACTGCGGGGTCGGCATACTTAGTGCCATAACCTGAGCCACTCCAAGGATAGGCGACTATGCCGGGAGCGGCTGCTACGGCAACAACTGATTGGTCTGGTGTAAAGGATATTCCAAAACAGTCACCTGTTGGTAAAGTTGTTGGGTTTGCGTATTTAGATCCAAATCCGGCGGGGGTCCAATCGTAAATATTGATAAAAGGACTTGAGGAAGTTCCTATGGCGATATTTCTTCCATCTGGGCTAAACACTACACTTTCGCCGCTGCTTGTTAAGGCGGTAGATGGATTGGCGTACTTGGTGCCAAATCCAGAACTGCTCCAAGAATAAACGGTTACATATGGTGAACTATCGTGAGCCACCGCAAGAAACTCGTAGACAGCGCCACCGCTTGAGGCGGCCAATAGTTTTGCTGCAAGCATTATGCGTCTCCCACACGAGCGCCATAGATAACAGAACCAACTTCCCAAAGCTGGATGACGGTGTATCCGGTTGTGTTTAATATAGGGGCAGAACCCGCATTTGTTTTCCAAGTTACCGCAAGAGATGTCCATGTAACCGTTCTTGCTGTTCCATCATCAATCATTAGGGTTAGCGACTGCCCGTCGGCCCATGTGCCAGCGGTTGGTGTGCTGTTGCCAGATAGCGTCCAAGTTTGAATTGAGCCGTTGGTTGGAGACAATGCTGGAGTCGTTCCTGTCACCGCAAAAACTTCTTCTGTATAACCGTCGTTAAAGATTGGGCCAGAAAGCGTAGGAGCGGTAGCAAATACGGCGGACCCCGTTCCAGTTTCATCGGTCAAAGCTGTCCGCAGGTTAGCGGAACTAGGTGTTGCCAAAAACGTTGCCACGCCAGCAGCCAAGCCGCTAATGCCCGTAGACACTGGCAAGCCAGTAGCATTGGTCAGCGTTCCGGATGACGGAGTGCCTAAAACTCCGCCGTTTACCAACGGAGCCCCCGCCGAGCCAACGTTAACTGCAAGGGCTGTTGCTACGCCAGTGCCAAGACCAGAAATACCCGTGGAAACTGGAAGGCCCGTGGCGTTGGTCAAAACCCCGGAAGAGGGCGTGCCAAGAGCTGGAGTCACCAAGGTGGGGCTTGTTGCAAATACCAAAGCGCCAGTTCCGGTTTCACCAGTAACCGCAGCAGCAAGGTTGGCAGAAGACGGTGTAGCCAAGAATGTAGCCACCCCCGCTCCAAGGCCGCTAACGCCTGTGCTGATGGGTAAGCCTGTAGCGTTGGTTAAAGTCGCGCTGGAGGGCGTTCCCAAGGCCGGAGTAACCAATGTTGGACTCGTGGCAAACACAGCCAAACCGGAGCCTGTTTCATCCGTCAAAGCACCAGCAAGTTGTGCTGATGTAAACGACCCGAGTGAAGTGGCATTACCCACCGATGTGACAGCGCCCGTCAAGTTGGCGTTGGTGGTCACATTGCCTGCGGTCAGGCCCGTCGCTGTCCCAGTAATATTTGTACCAACCAGCGCAGATGGTGTGCCAAGGTTTGGTGTAACCAGTGTAGGGCTCGTGGCAAACACCAAAGAACCTGTGCCGGTTTCGTTTGTCACTGCAGCAGCCAAGTTTGCAGAACTTGGTGTAGCAAGAAATGTGGCTACGTTTGTGCCAAGGCCGGACACGCCCGTGGAAATAGGCAGGCCTGTTGCGTTGGTAAGGGTTCCCGATGATGGAGTTCCCAGTGCGCCACCATTAACCACCGGAGAGCCAGCAGTTCCCACGTTAACTGCAAGCGCTGTGGCTACGCCAGTACCAAGGCCTGAAACACCAGTTGAAATTGGTAGCCCTGTGGCATTTGTAAGCGTTGCAGATGATGGCGTACCCAAGGCCGGAGTTACCAGTGTTGGGCTGTTGGATAGCACTACGTTACCAGTACCAGTGGACGTTGTTACACCAGTGCCTCCGTTTGCCACTGGAGTAATGTTGGCCGAAAGAAGTTTTACTGTGCCAGCAGCATTTTTAAAATACAGCTTCTCGTCAGTTAGGTTAATGGCAAGTTCGCCGTCAGCCATGTTGCCAGCCGAAGGAACCGCAGCCGCTGTAGATGTGCGGTAAAGTTGGATTTGCGTAAAGCCTGTTGCAGACATTAAAAAGTCCCTCCAGAAGAGATGTTATTTGCAATTGTAGTGAAGTCAGTGCCATTCCACGCAACCAAGGCATTAAAGCCGGGAGGGATTGTTACTCCGGTTGTTGGGCCTGCACCGCGAATCACAATTTTTCCGGTGCCTTGATTGATAACAAAATACGCCTTGCTTCTGGCTGGGGCTGTAATGTTGCGCGTTGTGGCCCCATTGCTTGCCGTCCACCGAATAATTGGCTGACGCGCCTGATTGTCTACAAGGACTGTGGTTGTTAGCTCAACATCAGTGTCAACACTTAATGTGGTTGTGCCCGCCACTGCAGAGTCTACTAGCGACGTGATTGAATCATTAACAACATCGCCCCATGTGCCGTTAAGTTCACCCTCAAGTGGCAGCGCCAATCCTAAAAGTGTGGTGTTTCCTGTCGTCATGCGTGTTCCTTAAAAAGTACCACCGTTTACTTCGGTCAGTGTTGCAGTCAGGTTTCCGTTAATCGTTGTTGAGCTTGTTGCGCCTACAACAGCAGAACCAATGTTGATGTTTGTGGTTGATCCAGAAACTCCGGCTGTTCCAAGGTTGATAGTCTTGGTTATTGCGTTTGCCGTTGCTCCAGTAGCAAGGTTTAACGTCTGCGCTGCTGTAGATTGACCAACGGTGATAGCGCCAGTTTGCGCTGTTCCGCCAACAATGAAGGTGCCGGTGGTCTGGCTCGTGCCTAAGTTGATTGCGCTGGTTGTAGTGCTTGCAGTAACCGCCGCAGAAAATGTGGCAGTGCTGCCTACTGTGAGTGTGGAACTAAGAGTCGTTGCCCCCGACACTCGAAGCGTGCTATCAAGGCGGGAATCGGATGTAACCACCAAATTCTTGTTGGCGTACAGGCTACCTTCAACAAACAACCCGCTTGAGGAAATCAGCTCAATTCCATCTGTCTTAGTGCTGTACTGGAATACGGTATCTGCGCTAGAGCCAACAACGTAGGCAACGTCATTGCTGACGTCAATAAACATACCAGTTGGAGAGACCTCTTGGAATCCGATGTAAAAGTTGTTAAAAAAGACAGAAGTTGAAATGTCCCACGGTGTGGACAGGGTGTATCTGTTTATGTCCAAACCAGTGCCGCCCAGCACGTACATGCGCGTACCGTCACTTGTGAAGTTGACTGCTTGTGGGGCAGTATCCTGCGCCGCTACAGAGAAGGACTGCAAGAAACTTGCTGTGCTAACGTTCCAAGCCGTTGCCAAGTCGTACTCATACACCCGGTCATTGATCGTACCAGTCATGTACAGTTTGAGTCCATCTGGCTTGAACCAGATGTCTGATGGAGCTGTGTCTTGCGCTGCAAAAGAAAAGTCCCTGACAAACGTAATTGTGGAAACATCCCAAGCGGTTGACACACTGAACTCGCGGATCGTGTCGTTTGTAGTCCCGGTGACATACATCACCGTTCCGTCAGGCTTGAAGAATACCCCCGTTGGTGCTGTTTCTCCGATTGCTGCAGAAACTCTAACAAATGATGCAGTGGTAACATCCCATGCAGTAGACAAAGCGTACTGGTTTACGTCATCGCCAGTGGAGCCTATGACGTACATTCGAGTACCGTCAGGGCTAAAGAACATCCCGGCAGAAGCGCTTTCTTGTCCCGCAACAGAAAAACTTTTGCCTGAGTACGCCCAAGCTGTCAGGTTGTCATCCTTGATCAGCACCGCATCTGTGGTATTTGTTGGAATTACAAAACTGCTGCCCTCAATGCTGCCGGTGCTGATTACGTTTTCAGAAAGCGTTAAGATGCCCGCCTCGTCTATATAAACAGATTTTTCAGAGGGGTAAGTACAGAAGACATCTTTTGTCCCAGCAGAGAAATTTACCAAAGTTCCGCCAGTGCTGGAGGAAAGCACTGTGGTGCGGGACAGCGTTGTGCCAGACGCGGTGTATGTTCCAACACCAACCTCCCATTCGTTGCCCGTTTGACCTGCTATGGCGTAATACGTGGCGTTACCGTCTCCCACAGCGGCAAAAGACTGAAAGCCCGTAGCTGCGCCAGCCAGCGTTACTGTGCCCGTACCCACTGAAGTGGTGGTTTCCTTGACCCGGTCTTTGAGCACTAAAGCCATTTTTTTCCTTACACAGTCATCTCAACATCTTCCCAGTTGGGTGTCTGTAAATTGTTTACATCATCCCAATCGGGCGTCTGAGCGTTGCTTACATCTTGCCAACCCGGCGTTTGAGAGTTGTCTATGTCGCCCCAATTTGGATTTTGCAGGTTATCTACATTTTGCCAGTTTGGTGTCTGGCTGTCATCTATCACGGTCCAGTAAAAAATATCTACCGCACCAGCGGCACCGATTGCTTGCACGCCAGTCAAGGGCGTCACAATACCGAAAATCGTATTGCCTGTATCGCCCAAGGCTTGAACCCCAGACAAAAATACCCCGTTTGCAAAACTTACACCACCAACACTGGCCCGAGTTTGCACGCCACTCAGCGCTACCGAAATGGATCGTCCTACGTTTCCAACTTGGCCGGAAGCTACAACACCATTTTCGGTGGGGTTGTTTGTCTCTGTAACCGACCCAGCCAGACCCACGGAAGAGACGCCGGTTAATGCTACCGTGCGGGAGGGAACTACAGTGCCAATTGCGCCAATTGCAGCGACCCCGTTTTCAGATTGGCTGTTGGTTTCCGTTACGTCTCCAACTCGACCTACGGAAGACACGCCAGTCAAGGCCAATGTACGAGCCCCAACTCCAACGGAGCCAACTTGGCCGAAAGCCACAACCCCGTCTTCAGCCCTGCTATTGGTTTCTGTAACCGAACCAACTTGCCCCGCAGAGGACACACCCGTCAGAGAAACCGTACGCGACGAATCTATGCTGCCAACTGCACCGCTGGCTAATACGCCATCCTCCGTTCTGCTGTTGGCTTCGGTAACTAACCCAGCCGCGCCAGATGCCTCAACTCCGGTAAGGGCGACATCAATCGTCTGCCCCGCAAGCGAGGAAAACGGCGCTTCGGAGAAGGCGGAGATACCGAACATTGGCTACTCGGCAAGTTTCCTTGCCGCCCCCATTAGGTTGTAGCCAGACGCAGCAATGCAGTAGTCGTGGTATTTGCTGGCATTGTCAAAGTAAACGTGCCTGCGGTTATGGTTTGCGAACCAAACGTATGCACGCTAACAGATTTATTGGTCTGAGTGCTGTTGTAAATCAGCACTGCGTCAAACGCCGTGGCTAATGTCACCGTGGTGTATGTGATGCTGGCTGATGGAGTGACAAATGCAACGCCCGCTGTTGTAGAGCTGTTGGTGGCCGTAGGAGGGGTTCCGAAGGTAACCGCTACGCCGCCTGCCGTGTAACCCGTGCCAGTGACTTCGCCTGTTGAGGAGTAAACTGTTGTTGATGCGTTGATTGTGGCTGAGGCCAGATACAACGCCGCTTTAAAGTCATCTGTTGCGCCGGATGCACGGATTGGAGCGGTGCCAAAGTTGTGAGTTGCAGTCATCAACTGGCCCATAAAGCTGGTTGTCATTGCTTGCGTGTTTGCCATGATTGGCTCCTTAACTAAAAGATGCGGCTTCTACCGCAGAACTTAAATTTTTCTTGAGGGCCACATGCGCAGAACGATGGACAAGCTCCCCATTCAGCCAATACTCAACCCAAGTTGTGTATTCGTTGTCATTATCGACAAAACCCTCTTTTTTCTCAAGCAAGGATTCATCCATTTCGCCTTTGGTGGTCGTAACAAGTGCCATAGTCATCCCTTAAATTGAACTTCGAATAAGTGCCGTTGTTGCAGTATTCTGCGGCATGGTGATGGTAAAGCTTGTCGATGTTTTATCCGAACCAAAATCCAAAATGGCAATAGACCTGTTGGATTTGCTTGAGTTGTAAATTAAAGCGCAACGTGCAGTAACCGAAGCTCCAAACGCTACATTATTAAAATTTACGTAAGCCGTATAGCCTGATTTGGATACAGTAACTCCGGTCAACTGAACCCCGCCAGCCACGTACCCAGACCCAATCACCTCTGAATCCGTAAGATAAGCTGTTGTGTCTTCGTTGAGGTTTGCGTTAGCTGTGTACAGGGCAACACGCAAAGTGTCCGTCAGCAAATTGTGAATGCCTTCATACAATTCCGCCTTAAAACTGGTGGTCTGTGTTTGAACAATATTGCTCACAGAACCTCCGTTCTAATTTGACCATTGCGGTACGCATCGCCACGCTGCTTTCCGTCTGCCAAGTTTTTGTACAAGGCAATTGCTTGAGCATATCTCTCTTGATACAACTTGATCATGTCAGCCTCGCCCTTCATATAAGTTAGGGCTTCACACATCGTGCCATACAGAAGGACGGAGTCAAAATTGTCGCCGAGCCAAGTTGTCCCATCGGCGGCGTCAACAATAGATTCCGGTGCGGCGTAGTAGTGCAATTCTGCGCTATAAGCGGCATCAGGAGTTGGGCCAACCATAAACACCAATTCGTCGGCATCATTTATTACGGGGCCAAAAATAGCGTAATGCTTAGGCTTGCCTGTGGTGGCTGGATTTGGGTAGGCTTGCCGAATGAAGTTAACATCTTTGTTCAGCAAATATTCGTACGAACCACCTGCAGCGGGGTAAATTGCCAAGCTGTACGCAGACAAAAAATCTTGCGGGCATGCTAGATATTTGTTACCCGATTGCAAATTTCCAGTCACGTTTTTGCGCTGATTGGCAGGTTGAGCAACGTTGTATATACGCTGCTCCGCCTGCCGAATAAATGTGTCCATATCTACCGTCGAGAACACGTTCTCGCAGTAATCGGAAACAGCAATGACCAGTTCGTCGTACGTCATGTCTTATGCCATCGGGCCTCGGGCCATGGTCCCTTTGGTGGCGCAACCATTACCGCGAGTTTTGATGCCGCTGGTCTTGGTGCCCATGCCATCAGGCTTATTGCTGATGCCGCCAACGCTCATGCAGACGGTATCCGCGTTGCTGTGGTTTGGCTCTTTGCCGGGGTTGGTGGAGGCCTTAACAACCTTACCACTCATGGTGTGGGGTTTTGCATAGACGCTGGCTTGACCAACTTCTTTGCCCATCATTTTCTTGCTGAAGGTAGCCATGTTTTTTCCTTTACGTAACCGATACTTGAACTGTACCAACAAACGCGGTTGCCACCAAGTAATTTGGCGTCAGGGCTGCGTCAAAAAAACTTGCTCCACCCACGGGGTTCCAACCCCACTGAATGTCTCTTGACCCGCCAGACAAACTTCCTTCCTCATTCAAGCCAGACGTTATGTAGGTTGTGTCTCTGCGTGGGTTTCTCAGTGCCTGCGGATCATCTACCGGGAACGTGCCAAGCATTAACTGCGGCTGATCCGGGTCCCAGCACTCTGGGCACACCAACAGCTCGTACTTGCGCTGCTTGATGATTTCCGTTCTAAGCTGTTTGAGTTTGTATTGCTGACCACAGCGGTCGCACATGGCAATCGCTTTGTGGCCCGCTGCAAACCGGTTCGCCATTAATAGCCACCGTTTCCAATGTGCATTGCACGAGGGACAAACCTGACTGCTGCCTTCTCTCGGTCTTCGGAGGAAGCCAAATCCCATGCCTCGTCGTACTGCTGCTTCAAAATCTGTAGTCTGTCCATTGCGCCGGGAATCTTGAGGGCAAGGTGGTAGGCCAAGCCAGCCGTCATGGCTTCATAAAACCGGAATGGCATGTCCATGGTGTTTACACCTGTGCCAGCGTCCTGCATACGGCGTAAGCGCCAATACACAAACACATAGGGCTGCGAGTTGTCTGGAATTGGGTAAACCGTAATGCGCGGTGCATCTGTCAGGCGCTCAATCCAAACCTGAATGGGGCGACCCTGAGCCAGCTTGTTGGGGATTGTGGCGTAGGTGGAGACGCTGATCCGGGTGATGGTCAGGTCTGCCTGCGTAGAGGCGCTACCTGCGCCCGTGCGGATAACATGTTCCAACAGGTCAACAGTGTCGGCTGGGAGGTTGTACGTAGCAGTGCCCGCCACCAGATTGATGGAGCCCTGCTCATACGTGAACATGTTTAAACCACGATTAGCCCAGTTGGAAAACATGAGGTTCATGGACCGACTGGCCGTGCGGAGATCATAACCAGTGCGCAACTCACCGCCAGCGCGTTCAAACGCCTCCTCCACGATTTCCGTGAGGTCCATGTTAAAAGCGGTAGTGCCTGATGTTGCCATGGTTTACTTCTTCGCAGTCTTGGCCGATTGCACAAACGCATTTGCAGTTGGTGCGCCAGCGCTGCCAACCTTGCGCATTTTCTCACCAGAGCCAGCGGCAATCCGCTTTTTCTTTGCGTTGATGTTGGCATACAACCCAACCGATCCGCCTTCAGCGTATTGCGTGAAGTCAGTGTCATCCCGGCGAGCTTTACGCTTGCCGGAAGGCATCTTGGAAGGGAGTATGTCTCCCATGCCGCGACTGGCCCTCATGTCAGCACATCCCGCCGCCAGCCATTTTGATCATCTTGCCCTTGGTGTGGGCTTTGGTGATGCGGCCATCGGCGCGAGTAACACTGCCACCACTGGCGTACTTCTTTGGCTTGCGCGGCTTGGGAGCCGAGCCGCCATCAATGTCCTGAGGAGGAGGCATACCGGAGTCTTCCGTGTAAACGCCATCTTTAATTCCACGGGGTTTCTTCATCATCATGTCGTTCATGTTAGCTCCTTAACGCATTTTGCAGCGTGTTTTACCTTTGGTTGCAATACCGTCTGCGCGTCTTGACGCGCCAGAAATAGAACCGCCGCGTTTAAACTCAACATTTGACTCTTCATCGTCAAACTTTTTGGTTTTTTTGGCGGTATTTTTTTGTGTGGATTTGGGCTTGGATGAAAACTTTGTAGCATCGCCCTTTGCACGCATTTCAGCGGTGCGACGAGCGGTGGATGCTTTATTAAAAGCTTTCTGAGCGCCCTTTGCCCCACGCATTTCCATGCCAATAGCGCCTATACCAGCCAGTTTACCGGGGCCAAGAGCAGACAATGTGTTTGCAACATTGCGGCCAAACTCTGTGCTGTCAACTTTTTCGCCAGTTACGGGTTTTCTTGGGGCATCCAGTGGAATATCCTCTACAGTGCCACGGCGCATTGAGGGTTTTGGCATGGCTGGCGCAGCCATTGCGCGGTCCTCTGCTGTTGCTCCAAGTTTGCGGGAGTAGGCTGGCTCGCGCTCACCTGTATCGCCGCTTGTACGGCGATAAGTCTGCTCTTGCATCTTGGGACTGGCCTTGGCTGGCGCTGCAGGCTTTTCTGCTTGAACGTTTACACGAGGCTTCCCGCCGGGTTTGGGTCGATCTGGCTTTGTGTCATTCACTACGCCGGAGCCTGCCTCGTTGAACGCGCCAGAATCATCTTGGCTGCGTTCTGGCATTGCGGCTTCTGCCGACTGACGAACTGGGCTTGGAGCCATTGTTTCCACTGGAGTGCGCTCAGCCTTGCCCCGGCCAGCGCCAAAGCGACGGTAGGCTTCAGAGCCTTCGTCATCAATGTTGCCCATGCGCAAGCGCTCAAAGAAGCCAACCTTATCTTCCTTAGAAGCTTCCAGTCCACGGTCTTTGTCAGACACTCCGCCTTCTTGAAAGCGCTTGATCTTCTTTGTTGCCATGATTACTCCTTAGCAGGCTTTGCCGCCGCGAGCCATCTTGATCGGGGTGCCTTTGGTTTTGCCTTGGGCGGCAACGCCGTCACGGCTTGGAGCAGCAGTACGAACTGCGCCCATTTTGGTTGTGCCAACAGAGCCGCCAGCCTTCAAGCCCTTGTGAGCCTTGGAAGCTGGCATACCGGCATGCTTAGCCAAAGCAGCAGGCATACCCTTTTTAGCCATGTCGGCCTTAGCCATGCCACGACCTTCTTTTTTCATCATCATGTTTTCGGATTTCATATCGCCACCTTTTGAAAATTTGCGGCCCTTGTCCGCGTTGGAGAAATCTTTGCCCACCGACTGTGGGACGCCTGCCTTCTTCGCAAACTCCGGGCTGTGCGCTACCGCACGCATGAAGTTAGCTTGCTTTTTACTCGTGCTGGGCATGACCGCCTCGCAGGTTGTCAATTTTGCGTTCAAGTCGGTCAAACCTGTCAAGTAACTGTTGCATGTCGGCCCGGAACTCTGTTCTCGTAATGTGATCACGCGCCACCTCCTCGCGGGTGCGGTTGAGCAAAATGCCCAGCCGTGCGATCTCATCAAACTTGCCTTTAAGCAGGAATCCCATAAGGCCCACCACTGCACTCAAGGCTATGTTCCATATCATCATCTCCATGACTTAGCACTTCCATCTTGCAAGAGAAGCCGCCTTGCGGGTGGGCTTACCCTTCTCGTCTTTCATTGGACCCGGCATGCCTGACATGCGTGCGCAGAACGAGTCCTTACGCTTGCCACCCTGCGGTTGCGGGGCTTTGAGGTTGCTGCCGGTTGCAGCGTTGTACTTGGCACGGCCTTTGGCAGTCAAGCCAGCTCCCTTGGAGGCAGGCAGCTTTTCGCCACGACCGATTGCAAGGGAAGGAGTTTTCTTAGCCATTGACGACTTTCAGTTTGGGTGTGCAGTGCTGCTCGATCAGCGGCATCAACACAGACTCCTTGAAGCTGCGGTGGTATTCCTGAGAGCCAACGTGCGGCAGGGTGATCTCTGGGTCAATGAAGACCGTGAAGCCGTCCTTGCGAGCACGCTTGCAGAACGTGTAGTCCTCACCCACGTACTGCCCATTGGTCAACTCAAAGTCGAACAGGGCGCTCTCGTTGCGGTTGTACACATCGTTGAAGTACGTCCACTCAGGGTGGCTTGCAGCCATCTTCTCTAGAACATGGCGCTGAATCATCATGAAGCCTGTAGCTACGTTCTCGACCCGCAGCATGCCGTGCTGGTCAAACTCAAGCGTGTTGGCCTCGTCAATGTAGATATCCAAAAAGAACTTGCGGTCCTCTGCCCTGCGGGTGTACATGCCAGCGGTAATGTCCTTGCCGGTGCTCAGCGCCAGCAGGCGAAGCACAGACTCTGCATCCACCACAATGTCGGCATCGACAAACAGGAAGTCCGTGCAGTCCGACTCCAAGAAGTTGGCGACCAGAATGTTTCTGGCCTTGGTGATAAGAGAGCAGCCCGACAGATGCGACAGTTGAATCTGGACACCATACGCCGAAGCCTTGACCACGAGATCGGCCAAGGCAAACGAGGTTTTGATGTTCAACTTGCCGTCGTAGGCAGGGATCGCAATCATCAGTTTGCGACCTGCAACATCCATAGGGCGTGCTTCTTCAGACATTAGCTTTGCCCGTCATTCTTAATGAGCATCAGTTGCAACTGAGTAGAAGCAGATGCCGACCCATCGCTCGTAGCAGCCAAGATTTCCAAATCGGCCTTCTCGGGGATGGGTAGCGGGTACGCCGCCTTGCACTCGTAGATACCACTGGCTGCGATGTGGTACTGCGCCTTGATACCAAACACCCCGCCAAATGGTCGAATGCGCAAGGTGAAACGAGTCCATTCGTCTGGCGTTGTGTTGCCAGACGACATGGTCCACATATTGATGAACGCCGTATATCCTGCTGGTACAGTGTAAAAACCCGACTCTGTCTCGTTTGCCAAGATGCCCGTCTGGTTTACAACAACGGCAGGAACGCCAGCAGTGACAGTGCCAGTGCCTGCGTAAATGTTGCCCACGGATGTGCCGCCAGTACCTGCGGTCAAGACAATCATCTTGTTTACACGAATGTAACTGTTGGTGGTGTTCACCTCCGTCTGACCGTTCAGCGTCACAGTCTCAACGACTGGTTCGTAAGAGGCATTTAAGCCTTGAATCTGAACCGTTCTAGCACCAGTACCACTGGGTGATGCGTCATCCGCACTAGAACTTGAAATCTTCAAAACCGAAGCTGCGGCGGGGAATGTGTATGTGTTGCTGCCAATCCAAACGGTCTCGTTGGACGTACCCACTGCTGTGTTGATGCCAAACTGGCAAAAACTTGAGTGCATCGTGATTTGTCCACGAGCCACTTGCAATTCAAACGGCTCGTTCTTACCCATCCGGGTAATCGAAGAAACAACTGAAGTTGCCATAATCAATCTCCTGTAAAGCAGGAGCCGAAGCCCCTGAGATCAATTAAGCGTCAGCAAAAGGAGTGACAACAGTGCCAGAGGCCAGCAAGACGCCAGTGACCATGTACTTGTTAGCCGCCAACACAGTCACAGTGATGGTGGAGCCAGCAATACCGCCAGTGGTTGAGCCGTCCAAGTTGATGACATCGTTGGTTGCGCCGGGGGCAAAAGCCGTCACTGCGCCAGAGCTGTCGGTGTCAACCATGATCATGGAGCCAACAAATTTGTCAGTGCCGTCAGTCTTGATAGCCACGGCAGTGGCAGCAGTCTCAATGACAAACGTGTAGCTTGTACCCACGTTGTTAGAGGTGCTTGGGTCTTGGCCGGGACCAGATGTCACAGGATTGGCTGTGGCATTGATGGTAGGCAACGTAATGACCAGCGTAGCGTCATTGGTACGAATGGTCTTGCCAGCGTACGAAGCCACATCCAGAGTAACGGTATTGGTGCCGTTAGCCAGATTGACAATAGAAGCAGGACCTTGGGTAATGAAGCCAGCCAATGAACGGACTGGGCCTTGGAAAGTAGTCAGAGCCATGATGATTCCTCACATGCGAGTTGAGGCGTCCTGTCTGCATGTCGTCGGCCCGGAGCCGTCAGGAACGCCGGATAGTCCGGGTTTAAACAAATATACAGCAAAAGAAAAGGCCCCACAAGGGGGCCTTCTCAAATAATCCCGAAGGATTAAGCGCCGGGAGAGCCAAATACCCCAAGAGGGTCACTGACGCCGAACGAATAACGCTCACGAGCCTTATAACGTACGTTGCCGGTGTCAAAATCCCCGTCCATGGAATTCGCCAGAGGCGAACGAACGAAGTGCTTCAGACCGTTAGGCACGTCAGTCAACAGGAACCAAGCGTTGGTGTCAGTCAAGAAGTTGTTGACTGTGTAACCACCGGGGATGGAGCCGTTGTTCTTGATGGCGTTGATATCGTTGTCAGCAGTGCCGACGCGGAGTTCAGTTTCCAGCAAGCGGGTTGCAACGAATTGCAGCGATGGAGGCACGATCAGCTTCTTAGGCTTAGCTGCAATCAGCAAACCGCGTTCGTCTGTCCAAGCTGCGATTTGAATGACGGCGTTTTCCAACGAAGTCTCGTTCAAATCGGCTGCCGTGGCAGGACGGTTGCTGTTAACGCCACCAGACACCAGAGGGTGAGCTGTCGAGAACAGGGTCACGCCGTCACCATAGGTGGGGCCGCCGGTAAAACCGGTGTTCAAGATTGCAGCAGCTTTGACCTGCTTGGTGTACGCCATACCACGGGCCAGAGCTTTGGTATATCGGCTGGACAAGCTGTCGTACAGGTTGTCTTCGATAGCCTCTTCAGTGATGGAGAAGCCCAAAGCGATGGTTTCGTGGGTGTAGCGAGCTGTAAAAGCTTCCTGAGCATTGTCATAAGCGATGGCAGCGCCTTCTTTCTTGACAGGAGCTGCGGAGAAGCCGGACAACTTAACTTCCTCTTCAAAGCTACGCTCTGAAGTCTCGGTCTCGTAGATTTCCTTGTGCTGTTCGCCGTACTTAGCGTACTCCAGACCGAACAAAGCGTTCAAGCCGGGGAGCAATTCTTTCAGCAGTTGTGCGCGTGAAATAGCCATGATTTACTCCTTAGACACCAGTGGTGTTGTTGTACTGGTGTGTGTTGATTTTCACCAACAACTCGGTGAATGTGTCAGCAGCGGTAGCTGTTTCTGGCACAACGTCGATCACACGGATTGGGATGGTGGCAGTAGTGCCAGCGCCAGTCAAAGTGACGGCGAAAGCAGAATTACCGGTGGTGGTGTTACCAGCGTTCAGGACGAGCGCAAGGTTAGTGCCAACAACAGTACGGCCAGCGGTGCCCATGGTAGTGCCTGAGGTTACAACAGCAACCTTAAACAAAGCCATTGGGTCATCAACAACGTAAGCCAGCGCCAGATTGGTTGAAGTAGATGCCAGAGCGGGGATAAACTGACCTTGAACGGTTTGGCCGCTCGAGTTCACGTACTGTCCGCCCATGCAAACACCAACGATGTCGCCGGAGTTCGTTGTGGTGGATTTAACGAGATAGCCATCGCTGTTGATCACAACGGTATCGCCATCAAAAATGGCGGTGCCGAAGCCAGCAGCTACGGGAATCTGACGGATTGCACCTGCATACGGCATGCCATCAATACGATTGATTGGTTGCAGACCGAAGGGTGCCGAAACGGTGGGGTAAGCCATGTTTGGACTCCAAAAAAAGTTAAGTGCCTCTGCCGAAAGTGACCTTCGTGCTGCGCTCTTTAAAAAGCGGCATACGCGGGTCGTTCTCTCGCATGTAAGCGTTATCCACTGATTGCATCTGCGACTCAGCCTGTTGGGTGTAGTACGCATTCCGCTGCTCGGTGAACTCCACAGGTGTTTTGCAAAGCAACAAACCTCCAACCTCAATGCTGTCCGGAAAGCGGTTTTGGCCGCCACTGAACAATCGCACTTCGGGGTGATCCGATGCTTTAACGGGTTCCCATCCTTCTCGCAATTTGCCGGAAACATTCATGGCGTCATCCTTGCCAAGCGTGGCAATCCGAATCCAGCGATAAGCGTAGCCCTCTTCCGGTGTCGGATCAGGCAAAAGCTGGGGTGGCGTCCATTTTTTTGGACGCTCGGCTGAGTCACGCATTTGCAGAGCACGAGGCTCGCGATTGTCAAGTTCTGTTTTAGCCATTTTCATTTCCTCATTTCTGCCGCAACTGCACGGGCGTACTGCTCATTCGTCAGTCCCAACCGCTTAGCGAGTTCCACCTGCGTTTTTGTCAGCACGATCTTTTTAGGCGCTGTGCTGCGTGTCGCTGGTGCAACAACATTCGATTTTTTCGGAGAAGGATTAGCATCCTCCGAGGTTTCAGTTTCACCGGACTCGAACGCATCCGGAAAAACTTGTTTCATACGGGCGTCGATGCGCTCGTAGTATTCCTGCGATGACGGCGTAATTCCAGATTTAGCCAGCTTGTTGTGGAATCCCAATGCAAAGCTGGTCATCTCGTCGTCACTGCCAAACCATGTGTTTTTTTCTGTCCATTCCTGAGTTTTCGCATCAAGTCTGGGCCGAACTGGTTCAGCGGTAGGTATTTGTACCTGTTTTTCGTCAGTTTGTACAGGTGCTGGCCGAAAATTGTTTACACGCTCGGCCTTCATCTTCACCGTCGTCATCTCTTCTTGAGCTGCCGTCAGTGCGTCTGCGTCGCCGCTTTCGTACGCTTCTTTGAATTTTCGCTTGGCCTGCTCCATCTCATTGGCTACAACCTTCTTAGCCTGCTCGAGTAGAGCGCTTTGACCTTGGTGCAAGGAGCCTTTGAGTTTTTTGTTCTCCTCAATGATTTGCTGGGTAAGCTTTACAGCTTCTTCGCGCTCGCGCAAGGCAGCCTCTTTGGCTCTGCGTTCTTCGTGGTAGCCCTTGGTAAAGTGCTGAATGCGCTTGCGCACACCTTCATCGTACTTAGAGAGCTCTTCGTCGGTTACATCCTTTGGCGGCTCTTCCATGGGCTTTCGGCCACGGTCCTGCTCAGGAGTGTCGTCAATAATCTCAACTTCTGGTTCAGCTTCTACAACCTTGGAGCCAGCACGAGATTGTTTTTCTTCCACCTCATCGGGGAAAGTAAATTCGGTTTTGTCGAGTTCAGCCATGGTTTCTCCTTAAACGCGCTGAATGCCGCGAGGATCATCGACTGTTGCCTCAACAGAATCATCGTTAATGATCCGCCACTCGGTTCCGTGAATTTTCATTCGCGTTCCAGTGTTTGGGCGCACGATGATGAAATCACCTACCTTGCAGCTTGGGCCGCTAGGGAAGCGCTTCTCATCTTTAAACGCATCTGGGCCAACCTTTGCCACAAACAGTACCGACGACAGCAGTTCTTCATACTGCATCGTCTGGCTGGCCTTAAGTAGGCCGCCCTCGTACTCTTCTTTGGCTTCTGGAAGCATGCACAGAAGGTGATAAGTGGCGGGTTCTGGAATCTGCGTGGCCTTATCCTCAACGGGCTTGTTGAGTAGGCCAGACAGATCAACCGCCTGAACATCAAAGTTAGTCGTCATTGTCGTCTTTCAGTTTACGCACGAGGTCGCCAATTTCACGCTGTGCGGTCTGGAGACCTCGGATGACCCCGCACAACTCCCGGTAGTGGGCATAGTCTTTCGACTGTCCCACCACCAAAGCCTCTGAATGACTTTTGACGTGCTCCTCAATTCTTTTGTTGAGAAGCTCCAAAATTTTATTGTCCATTTTTAGTTCCCCGACGGTTTAGCAGTCGGTTTTGGTTGTTGAAAAGCACGTTCGGCATGGTTCAGTTTTTGCGCGTGAACCTGACCGCCGTGCGCCATTTTTTGTTGAGTCTGAGCTTGCTGCATGGCAGCTTGCTGTTGGCCTTGAGCTTGCGCTTGTTGCATGGCTTGTTGCTTAGCCGCCATTTCCATGGCATGCGCTTCTTGCATTTGGGAAATTTCCATTTGCATTCTTTGAGCCGCCATCATTGGGTCTTGCCCGGATTTCTGGGCGGACTCTTGAGCTTTGAGTCCCAGCTCCTCTGACCGAAGTTGAAGATCCCCTTTGACCTTCATCTTCTTGATTTCCATGTCCTGCTGCTTGATCTGCAGCTCTGCTTGCTGCATCTGAATCATTGGGTCTTGCGCCTGCTGTTGGGCTTGCTGTTGTGCAACCTGACCTTTGCTCTGCGCCAGCACTTGCTGCGAGGCTTGAGCCACCAGACGCGACAACTGAACCTCAACATCCTCTGGCAAGTCTTCATCAGGCCTTGGCATTGGAACACCCAACTGCTCTTCAACCTTCTTGCGGTAGGCAAAGGCCAAGTGCTCGGAGATGTGAGCCATGATCTCGGCCTGCATCTTTTGGGCTTGGGGGTTCTGCCCAATCTGCGCAGCCATCAATGGGTCTTGCATCAAAGCAGAGTGAACTGCAATGTGTGCGTCATGGTCTTGGTAGATGAATGCCTTGGTTGGTTTTCCGTTCAAGAAAGCCATGTTCTCGCTGACCGGATCGCGGGGCTTCATGTCGTCTTCAATCGGGACAAGCTTGTCTGCGTTCTTGATTCCCAGAACCTCAATCATCTGACGATGCAACTGCGGCAGGTCATAAATTTGAGGTGCTTGCGCGGACAACTGGATCACAGCTTGGTACTGCATGATCCGCTGAGCCATTGTCGAGCTGTTGGGATCGCTTACTGGGATAACCTCGACCATGTCGTAGTCTTCCCGCTTCGCCATACGGTCGCCGCCATGGGGCTCGTACTCGTATTCACTCGGGGTGTTGTCCCGAATGATCTCTTTGAGCAGTTTGAATTCCTGCTTCATGGCGTAGTGGACACGCGCCTGCACTGCGCTCATGGTCTTGAGTTGACGTTCGAGCAAAGCCAGAGTTGTACCGACAGGAGAGTTGGCGCTCATATCGCTGATGTTCATGTCAGCGATAGAGCCAAGGCGACGACCTTCTTCTGTGATGCGGTCCAGCAACGCGGCCAGAACTTGTGAGGGTTCCTTATATGGCAGCGGCATGATGTTGTCGCGCACCGTGCCACCGGGCACATCTACATCTCGCCACTCACCCGGAGCGATTGGGGTGTCGTCTCCCTTGATCCTCAAGCCGCGTGACTTCAAACCACCGGGCAGGTTGGACAGGGTTCCTGCGTCCACAAGTTGGCGGATCAGGGATGTACCTGCACGAGCATAGCCGCCGATCAGGTGGATGTAACCAAAGCCATACGCGCCGAATCCGGGCACGTAGTCATATTGAACAAAATGCTGGCGCTTGAGTTTCTTGGGGTCGTCCTTATTCCAGTTGCGGTAAACGGACAGAACTTTGTTGGTTCCCTTGTCGATGGTGACGATGTAAGGAAGAGCAATCTCGTCTTCGTCCTCATATCCGGGCATGTCGTAGTCCACTTGAATCTCAAGGAACTGATAACGCTCATCATCGGTAACGGAGTAGCCCTGCTCTTCGGCCTTCTTTTTCTCCACGTCGTTGTGGATCATGACGGGCTCACCCAACTCCACATCACGGTAGAAGCCTGCGACCTGAAGCTTGCGAACATCGTTCTTGGTCTTGCGCATCACATGGGTCACTCGTTCTGCTGAACGAGCGCCAGAGCAACCATAAGGGATAACGATATCTTCGGCGGGGCAAAAGATAGACACCTGACGGCCAAGGCTTGGATCGAAGTAAACCTTCTTGAAGGCAGAGCCTGCTAGACCTAAGTTGAACAGCATGCGCTCATGCTCTGGGCGGTACTCGGGCATTCCGTCAACCAACTGGAAGTTCATGTCGGCACGAACGCGCTCGGCGGCATCTTCCTTGAGTTTGTCGATTGCACCAATGATCTGCGTCTTGACCGGGCCTTGGGCGGGGAAGGTTTCGATAATGGTCTCTGACTGGAACCTCACTGCGGCTTCAGTCAGGAGGGTAGAGAAAACCCCGCAGGCTCCAGTCCAAGGCTCGGTGCGTTCTTCATACTTCATGCCAAGAACCTCAAGGCCCCTGACATACATCTCTACCCAATCTTTACGGGAAGCAATGTCTGATTCAACCTCTCCAACCAAATCAGAGCCCAGCTTCTCGAGCTCGCCCTCATCCATGAATTCAGCCAAGTTGGCATCAAACTCAGGCTCATCATCTTCTGGCATGAGGTCAATTGCCATGCCGTCAACGCCAACCATTACATCATCTGGGTTGTCGATGATGATCTCAACTGCGGGGGTGTCATCTTGAATGATGTCCGAGAAATCAATCCCCTCGGGGGCTTGGGAGAGAGACGAAACCATGCTGCTCGTTGCCATGTCGATCCTTAATAGAAGGCGGCTTTGCGCCGGAAATAACGCTGTTCTTCGGGTTCATCAGATTCAATCTGAATGAATCCACCCCTTCTAAATCGAAGCAAGGCTTGGCTTGATGAGTCCACAAGGTCGTCGTGCTCCCCATTTGGGAACGCAGCCAACTCTTCCATCAACTCATCTGCCCATCGGGTTTCAGGGCACCAAACAACTCCGGAGGCAAAGAGGTCTGAGATTGCGTTTACACGCGCAATCTTATCGCTTCCTTTACCCGGTGTGTACTCCTCAAGCAAGATTCCTGTCTGCCGGAGCTCATAGATCAAAGGAGCGCCTGCCGCCTTCTTTTCCACAATCAAGGTATCAGGCTCCCATTCCTTGTACATCTCGAAAGCTTTTTGTTTGAGTTCAGGAAACTCCATGCGCTGTTTAAACGCATCAAGGCAAATGATGTTGGTTTTTAAATTTCCCTTGTCATCGGGGTGGTCAAAGACTCCCCAAGTCGTGCAAGCTGAATAATCTGCCCTGTTGGACTTTTCAAAGGCTGTATCCCAGCTTTGAATGATGTAATCGCACTGCGGGGCGGTATCAGACTGCCAAATCCGCCAATGCTCGCGCTTAATGATCGCGCCTTCTTCGGATGTGGGGTTCTGTTGGTACTGAGCTTCCCATTTAGCGACAGGAATTTCCGCCTTGATGGCTTCAAGTTCTGTTTTCTTCCAAAATCCGGGCCATAAAGGGGTGCCAGAGGGCAAAATCGCGGGAAATTCAATCACTTCCCAGTTGTCTACGCCGTCTTTTGAGGCATTTTTAAGAATCTGCCCAGTCAAATCTCTCTTTGACCAGCGCGTCATCACAATAATGATAGCTCCCCCGGGCTGTAAACGCTGACGAGGGCCAGATGTGTACCACTCATACACGTTATCAAAGACTGCAGGGTTGCCTTGCTTGGCTTCTTGCTCCGAATGCGGGTCATCAATGATTAACAGGTCCGCACCCTTACCGGTAACCGCTCCTCCAACACCAATAGCGAAGTAGTCGCCTCCGGCTCCTGTGTTCCAGCGCCCTGCGGCCTTTGAATCAGAGGACAGTTTGGTGTCAAACACCCGAGAGAACGCCTCAGAGGAGACCAAGTTCCTCACCTTACGGCCAAAACCTACGGCAAGCTCTGCGGTGTGAGCAGTCTGGATGATCTTCTTCTCAGGGAATCTGCCCAGAAACCAAGCAGGGAGCAGATAGGAGGCAAACTCAGACTTGGTGTGCCGGGGAGGCATGTTGATGATGAGCCTCTTCAGCTCTCCCTTGGCTACGCGCTCAAAAGCGCTTGCCATGATCTGGTGGTGCTTGCCGGAAATAAACCCGGGCCACATGTGGGAGGCAAAGTAGATGAAGGACTCCTTGCATTTCTCCACTCTGTCGTATTCCAGCAACATCATGATCTTGGCACGCTCACCCTCCTCCACAAGAGGAATCAAAGCCCGGTAGTCCTCTACCTCCTTACGGCTCATCATAGCGAAGCGACTTCCCGGACACTCTTGTCAATAACCCGGATGGAGTTGAACTGATAGGGCTTTACCGCAACCAATCCCTCATCCTTCAATTTATGGATGATCCGATGAATGTTGGACTTGCTCTTCATGCTGAGTCCACGCGCAATAACGGAATACGACGGGGCCACACCATGGATCTTGATGTAAGCCTTGATGAAGTCCAAAACCAGTTTGTGTTTCTCCGGCATAACCGCCTCACAGTTTAAACATGCGTGGAGTTTAAACGCAAAAACGAACGTTCGCAAGAACCTTCTGAAAAATATATATACCCCCGGGGGGGTGGGGAATTGCGGATGAAGGGGGGGTGTTCTGGGGAATGTGATGGGATGTGTGGATTACAGCGTAAGCGGGAGCGGGGCCGTCGCAACGCATTTGGGGTGGTGGGGGATGGGTGGGGTCGCCGTCCCAGCCGTTTACACGCACCGCCTGCCGCCTGATGACCGTTGCCCTCCCTGCGTTTACACAGCCTTGGCTCTCAGTGGCTTCACGTTGTCCAGTAGCTTGAGGTGACCTGAGAGTTCCCTGCGCAACTGCTCTGCACTGACCTTCTCGATGACCTCTGCACCCTGTGGTTGGAACATCCCAGCGGCTCTGCCCATGAGTTCCAGTGCTTTCAACCGGGAGCCTTCTTGCTTGCCTCCTTTGCTGAGTGCCAACAGTTCCTTGAGTACATACCGTTTGGTTGCCGCTGTGTCTTCCGCCAACACCTCCACTGTCTCCCCCCATGCTTCCTGTAGGGTGCTTTGTATCCTTGGATCTCTACTCAGTCTGTATGCACTGCTGGTGATCACCTGATCATTCCCCTTGGCGTTTGGGTATGCATCTCTGTAGGCTTGTCTCATGGTCTTCCCAATGATCATGCCCTTCGTGAATTCCATCTGAGGTGCTGTCAGTGGCTTTGGTCTGGTGTATGCATCTACTCCCTTTGGTCTTCCGTCTGCTCTCATTGGCGGAGGGCTTGCGTGAGCGGCTAACCGTTCCGCTTCGCTCAGTTCTGCCTCATCCTCCCAGCCTTCGACCCCTTCCATGTCCACGGCCTCCAGTGCCGCCATCAGTTCGTCTTTGCTTGCCCGTCCCGGCATCCTTGTCTCATCCATCGCAGTTCCCCTGTAGTTTCATCCAGCCTGTGTGTTTACACAGCACCGTTCTCATTATCCACAGCCTGTGCATAACGTCAAGGTTATCCACAGCCCCGGGATAACTCATCAGTACAGAAAAAACACCGTCCGTCCACCGTTTGATCGACCAGTAGCTTATAGAAACTACAACTCATCCTTGCCCAAAACACGTTATGTGTACTTGCTTGCTACTTGAATGCCTGAAAGTAAGCGTGAACCTAGTAGAAACCCTATGCCTCTAGAATCGATTTAAACACCCCTTAAAGCGATTTTGACCCCTTGCCGCCACTACCCCACCAGACTTTGATTTGACCCCCCTTGCTGGCCTTCCTAGTCAATATCAGTACTTGCTTATCCTTAACGAAAGTACTCAGTTTCATGTGAGTACTTTTTAGTCCAACTCACCAGAATGCTCCCGACATATATAGATACACATCATCTGGCAGTCACCCTGTAGACCCCCTCACCATTAGCACCCAGCACCTCATCATCTGGAGTACCCACACGGTTTACTCAGGTATTGTTTGACAGGTGTTTACACACTAGTGATATCATTCGTCCATGCACTAGCAATGGTGCGGTGAACGGCCCACAATAAGGTCGGTCTGAGGCGAAACCCAAGGGAAGCTTGGGAGCAAGTCAGACAGGGTTCAGCCCTGTAGCAGTCCACTGTGACGCTAGATAAAACATCCCATATGTGATGCCAATGTGATGCCCATGCTGTGGGCATTGCAGTGCCATCCCGCACATTACTGGAGAGACACCATGCAAATCACCCTGACCCACGTTCAAGCCCACTGCCTTGCCATGCTCAAGGCCGCCCAGCGCAACTTCAACAAGAACCCCAACAGCACCCACTTTGAAGTGCTGACCCATGCCATGTTGACCCACCAGCAAGCCCAGCACATCACCCGTGTTCTCCGTACAAAGGACGACATCAACTTGATGCTTGCGCAACTGTCCGCCCTGCCGCTGGGCGACTGGCCCGACCTGATCGTTGAACGTGCCACTGGCTTGACCATCCGTGCCGTACTGACCGCCGCCTGATTTCAGCCTGATGCCCTGCGGGGCATTGGAGTGCAATCCGTTTAAACACCTGAAAGGAACCTCATGCCTACCATTACCCTGCGCCGCAAAGACGGCTCTGAAATCGAGACCGTCAAGTCACACCTGCTGGTCTGCCATGCTGGGTCTGTGACCCACACCCTTCACCTGCACCGGGATTCCCTCGGCTTCTGGGCCGTGTCTGACCCCCGCTCTGGCGGCAAGGTCTTGCACGTTGTCGGGCAGTTCAAGGGACTGCCTGTTGCGTCCAATGGCATGACCCTGCGTGAGATCAGAGGCTCTGCCCAGCAACAGATCGATGCCC